AGATGTCTTTAGTTGATCCTCCACCAGAGAGACGCTGAGACGCGAATCCATAAGACAACTCGCCAATCTTCGAGGTTGCGGAAACTTTAACGCCGCTTGTAATGCGATCGACAGCGGCTTGTCCAAAAGTTCGGGTGATGCCGTAGGCGCGGATTTCATTGGCGGCATACCTAGCCAACGCAGAACTCTCGCGTTTAGCCGCAGCAACAGCTTCATCGTCCATCGCTTTGAAGGCGGTAATGATTGAGCGAAGTTCGCGCTTGTCATAGGAAATCGGCTCATCTGCCACCTTTGCGCTCCTTCAATATTTCAATCGCCGTTAATACTTGGTCGATGTCAGTCCATTCACTCATCGGAATTCCGGTTGCTATTGCGATCTCAACTATGAGTCGGTTTATGCTTCCGGATTCGAAGCTTTTGGGCTTTCATCTCCTATCGTCATTTCCTCGACCGATAACTCCCAAATGTCTTGAGACTTAGTCGGCGTTCCTGCCGCTTCGCGTTTGTAAGCGAAGTAGGCTAGGTCGAGGAAGTCCGCTTGTTGATACGCCGAAATATCCTTCATAGAATAAATCGACTTACCTGTCTTGCGTTCCCATTTCGCCCACTCAGGGAGTCCAGCGTTATAGGTGACTTCCTCGCCGTTCGTATATTTAATTGTGATACTTAGTTTCATAGCTCCCGATCTCCCTCTTAACTAAATGTCTCTGTTACGTCACCCTTTGAAACTTTGAAGGTGAACGATACTGTCTGCGCGTCAATTCCAGAACCGCCAGCGGTTGGAAACTCTGGAAGAATTGGGAAAACAAATTGAGCGCCAGTTGCAGCCGTGAGAGTTACGCTGATTGTTGTATCTGGTGCAGATTCAGCTGCGGTCCAAAGAGCTTCGCATACTGAGTTAGCCTTACCCCAGTCAGCGAGCATATCGAGTTGGAATGTGCCTTCGTAGTTAACTGTCTTGTAAGCCTCGCCGTCGAGAGTCTGATAAGTCTCGCGAACGTGAGTCTTGGTCAATACAGCGTTTGTCGCTTGGGCTTCGATGTCCGTTCCACCTGTGAAAGACAGCGAAATGTCGCGACCGGTGATTACTGTGGTTGCCACTTTTTCTCCTTAATTGGTTTGTGTGTAATAGGTGGAGACGCGAATATCGGCGACTAATAAATTAACCGCTCCCACTTGCGTAACCGATGGCCGCTCTACTGGGCCGACTGTGTAGCCGTCCGGTATGACTGCCAAAACTGAAAATATCAACTGCTCAAGATTATCGAGAGAAGCTGGGTTTGAAAGATAAGCAACTCCGCAGGTAATTGTTAAATTAATCTTTGCGTGAATTGTTGAGTCGTTAATTGTGTTTAATTCTAGATAAGGTGAATCCGGAACAAGAATAACCGCTGGCACTTGAACCGCTTCCGGAACGTAAGAATAAACGTTAGCGGAAACTGACCCGAGTGCGGTTGCCAGCGGTGTCCGGATAGAAGAAAGAACAGTAGAGGCGGGCATTATCCCACCATTGTCTCAACGTCGAGGTAAGGGCCAAGTAAGCCGGTTACTTTCGCGAGAAGGTTCTTGGAAAGACGATATGGAGTTACTGCGAAATCTATTCCTTCGATTGATCCGCCGGCGGCTGTTCTAGCTTGGAAGATTTCGACAGAAATAGCCAAAACGGAAGACTCAACATTGGGATTTCCGACATAGGTTGATAATCCAGAGAGCGCAGCGTTTCCTGCTGGGATAATGTTTTTCTCCAGTATGTCTGCATTTGTGATGGTTGCGCTAAATACATAATCGGTAATTTCGTCGTCGGTTACTGTGTGAGTGCCATTAAAAGGAGATCCGCATCCAGTAATTACGACGGATTGGCCTTCGGTGAATTCGTGGATTGTGGCGGTTTCAAAATAAGCCACATTATTTTCTAATTTAACTTTGTTGATTTTGCTTTGAAAAGTCACAAGCATTGGGAGAATGAGATTTTCACTTGTGTCCACAATATCGTTCAAATATGCATCTGAATACAGGGATGACGAGACGCCAAGAATGGTTCTTAGCTCAGAAGCCGTAACGATTGTTGGCATCTCGCCTTCCTTTCGATTTAAGGGGTTAAGCCCAGCTCGGGAGCGGACTGGGCCTAACTATTGGGATTAACTACGCAACCATCCAGCGGTAAGCGCCAGCGCCAACCTTTGTAGCCAATGCGCCATAGCCATAGTAAGCCACTTCGATTTGACCATTGAGCGCAACGTTTGTCTGAAGACGGAAACGTGAAGATTCATACCAAGTGTAAGCATTTGGGTTAACGATAAGAATTGTGTTATCGCCAGTTCCAGAGAGGTTACGGGTTACGCGGAAGTTTAGTCCGAGTAGGTTGCCTGTTGCTGAACCACTGCTGAGATTTCCGCCTTGATTCATATTGCCAATCAAGTTCTGGTAAATCGGGCGTCCTGCGTCAGCGAGGTTTTGAATCGCGCCCCATTGCTGAGGTGATGCGACGATATTCTGTGCGAATCCGAGAGTTCCAGCGTAAATTGAAACGCCAGCGTCGGAAACGAAATCAAGAAGGCCAGCAGCGTCCAGAGTGCGGTTTCCGCCATCTGTTCCGCCAGCAATTAGGCCATCAAGGATTGCTGTTTCAGTTGCCTTGATGTATGCGTATTCCATTTGACGAACGAGTTCATCGAAGAACGCAGGTGAAGAACGATCGAGAAGTTCGACGGAGAAAGTTTGTCCGCCAGCATACTTCTTAACGTTTACTGTCAAGAATGAGTTTGTCATTCCTGTCTCATCAATCGCAGCCGCTTCAGCTTCTTCGCCTACTGTTGGAACTGCGGTGATTTTAGGAATTTCGAAGCTCATACCAGCATCAGGAAGAACGCCGGAGCTGACGGAATCGGCAACTGGACGATCTGCGTTTGATAGTGGGTTGATTACTTCAGTCAACTGACGAGTTGGGATGAGACCAGCGTTGTTGCTTGTGGTGTCATCTGCCGCCATAACGTACTGACGAGCAACGTCATCTCCGAGTTTCGCGCGAACGCTGTTCTCGAGATATTTAGCCTTTGTGAACTCAAGGCGAGGAGCGGTGAAGAACGCTGGACGTGGCGCAGCGGCTTCAACCTTAGCAGCTTCTACCGTTTCTTCGGCAGGAGCTGGAACGGTAGTGTCTGACACTTGTTCTCCTTCGGTTGGTTTGTCTGCTTCAGCGGTTGCCGGAGCAGAATCTTCTTTTGGTGCTTCATTCTCTGATGCAGCGACTTCGCTAACGCGAGCTGAGTCAATTGCTGGATCAGTTACTAAAGAAACTTCATCGAGAGTGGCGGAAGTAATGTTCATTACGCCTTTGTTGTTAACCCACTCATTTATTTGAGCGCCAACACTAAAACCATCGCGCAGACCTTCTGTGGCTTCAATCAACGCGTCTTCTCCCACCATAGTGTTAGCGATCTTGAACGTCGCCACAATTCCGTCCTTTGTTACTTCGTGAGCCACCATTTTGCCAATTGGACGAGTCCGGTCGTGCTCCAATAGCAATTTGACGGGCTTCATTTCAATCGAGTCAGCTGCGAAAACAGTTGGCCCAACGGAAGTGTTGCCCTGCTCATTCCAAGTAACGATAGTTCCGCTTATTGTGCGCTTAATTGTGTCGGCCGCTGTGACGACCATTGGCATTTTGATTTTCATCGGATTAGATCTTCTTCCTCTTGAATCTGCTCAACGCTCATCGCGCCAATGCGGTTAAGGATTTCGTAAACCTGCGCTCTCTCCAGAGGATTGCCGCGCAGGAAGTCGTCCAAGTCAAAACGAACTTCGGTTGTGGCTGGAACGAAATCTGGCATCGAAAGACGCTTTTCAATTGCGGTAAGTAATGGGCGAAGTGAGAAGTCAACTAATGAGCGCCGTTCGCTAATCGAGTTTGAGTAAGTCATTGAGGTAGTTTCGGCGCTCAAGAAGTAAGCTGGAATCCCAGCTGCTCGAGCCAATTCTAAAGCAACATACTGACGAGCTTCAGCGAGTTGAAGTGATTTTGGATCATAACCGAATTCTTTCAAATCAACGTCGGCATTGAGGAAAGCAGTCGAACGAGATTGACGAGCTGTCCGCCAAGCCGAAAGCAAAGCTGAAACTCTTTCAGCGGTTAAATTTGTGCCGTTAGATTTAAGAACCATTGATGGATTTGGTTCTTTAGCGTAATTAACGGCCGCGTTTTCAAGGTAAACCGCAGCTGCGACAGTTTTGCCAGCGCGGTGTAAAAATCCTTCGTCATAACCATCGAAACGAATGATTGAACCAATGCCTTGAAGTGGAACGTCCATTCCATCCACTTTGTACGACTCAATCATTGTGTTGCGGAAATTTGTATCTACTGTGACGCGATCTGGGCTGACGCGAGTCCAAGCGCGAACTTTGCCGCCATCCGTCGCGGAATACATATCCAAAACTTGTCCGTAACCAACACCATAAAGCCAAATATCTTCGGCGAGCCAAGTGTAAATAAGTGAACCCGTAACTCGAGGATCTGGTTGATTAATGACGCGCAATGGTTCAACGTGTTCGCCTGTAAGTTTGTTATATTGCTCAAGAGGTAACGATCCGACAGTCCCGCAGATAATATTTCTGGCGCGGGCGATGCTGGGGACGGACATACTCAGTTGTCGCGTTGTATTTGTTGCTCCGCCAAGAATGTTGTAAACCGAATCGCTAATCTGAACGGGAGTTAGCGCGGCGGTTACATCGCTGGTCTTTTGTGGGACTTGAGCGGTTACTTGTGGAAATAAGAAATCTCTAATAGCACCCATTGAGTCTAAATTGTAACGAAGGTGTGCTACATAATCACAATATCAACACCGTCAGTCGCTCGAGTGGCGTAATGAGTAGCCATAGCCGACGCAACAGCTCCACAGATAACCGCATTACTTACTTTGCGACCCATTACCCAACCGCCGTCACCGAAAGGTAGTTTGACGGCGGATAGGCATTGTTTAGTCAGCTCATCTTGTCCCGAGTGAGCCAACCGCTGAGATGAGATTGCTCCTAGTAACTCATCACAGCTTTGCGCATAGTCAAGACCATCAATTGGTTCAGTTCTAATTCCTGCCGGTGCTAATCGCGCAGCAACGGCGGAAGCGGTTCGGGCTGAGTAGGCGACTAATTGGACTGGATATTTTCGCACCCATTCCGCCAAGTCATTAGCCAAAGATTTGTCATCGAGGTTCGACGGATTGTGCCAAGTCTGAAGCAGGATAACTTGGAAATCATCGCCCTCGAGTTTTTGGCTAGCTACTAAGGCCGCTTGTTTTCTATCAGGACTGAGATCGATAGCCAACCAAGTATCAGACTCAGGGTTAAGCCGAAGCCCCTCGACTTTACAACTTTCCCATTGTGACGGACTGATAACTGGGTTAATCGTATCGACCCATTGACATAAAACTTCTGTGCGCACAATATCTTCGGGATCTGACAATACGGCGCGGATATTGTCGGGATGAACTGTGTAACCAAGCGACGGGTTAGCTTGGCAGACGCCTAGCCAAAAGTCCGGTGAGTTATCAAATTTAATTCCATTTGGCGCAGACCATTCGAACCAGCCAATATCGTCAGAACCGCCGTGAATTGCGGCGTAGGCTCTTTCGCGTAATTTGTTTAGAATTATTGAGTGCTGATCGCCGGCATTTGAATAAACCCATATTTGAGGATTTGCCGAAGCCATTTGGGTATATCGAAGGGCAGACCACACATCTTCATCCTTGTATTCGCGAGCTTCGTCCAAATGGATCGTTTCAGGTGCGGCAATTCCTCGACCAGCTGAATTATTAGCTCGGACGATATAACGACGGCCTTCGGTAAACTGTAATTCTTGAAATCCCTTACTTTCCAGCTTCTTAGTAAACTCCGCAGCTAATCGAGGGGTCTGTTCGATGATTCCGTATATCTTATAAAACAATTCCGCTGAGGTAGTTAATTTATGTGCGGTATGAACTTGTAATTTTTCCTTTAGAACGTAAATTCTAAATAGGATTTGGAGCGCCATAAATGTGCTTTTTCCTTGTTGTCTTGCGCAGAGCAAGGTCACCACAGGATGCGCCCACCGAAGGTCTGGCTTGTATTTAAGTGAGTGATGGGCCAGCCATTGTTGCCATCCGAGCAACGGATAGCCGATTTCTTCGCAAAATTTGATCATTTCTTCGCCGCGAGAAGGCAAATCAGCTAATTTTGTGTGAATACGAGGCTCTGCCACACCTCTCCAATTCGATTCGTCCCGAACTAGGGCAAGTTCTAATGAATCGCTCCCAGAATCGCCCAGAGGCTCACTCATAATGCCGAACGCTTCCATTTTCAGGGAAAATCTTCCCAAT